ACCGTACTGGTAGGGTGCGGGTACCGGGAAAGCGGGCACAGGGCGGGGGTTGTAGTAGGCCAGCTGACCGCTCATGTAGGCCTTGAGCGTTTCGTTCTGGGCTGCCTGAGATGCCGCAAGCTGTGCTGCGAACAGCTGCTGCCCCTGCTCAGCAATCTTTGCGTCCTTTGCCTCGATGCGCTGTGCGGTCAGGGCGTCAAGGATGGCGCGGGCGTTCTGGTTCTGGTTGTCGATGATGTCCCGGGTGGTGTTCTGCACCGTGTTCCGGGTCTCGCAGGACTGGGTGGCCAAATTGTAGTTGACGCCCTGAATGGCAGAGCGGTTCTCGCAGCAGCACTCCTGCTGCTGCATCTGCATGGCAAACAGCTGCTGCATGAACGCCGCCTGCTGGTTTGCGCGGCTGATCTCTGCGGACATAAATCCGTTGCTCACGGTCTGCTGCACGCCGTTGACAAGCTGCGCCTGCTGGTAGAAGCCATCACACATGCCGTTGTTGATACCATCCATCTTTCGCTCGATGTTGGCAAAATCGGATGTCAGGACGTAGCCGTCAACGACACTGGCACCGGTGTTGCCATTGCCGCCCCAGTTGCCGCCCCAGCCGCCGCAGAAGGCAAACAGGAACAAGATGATGATCCACCATGCGCCATCATTGCCAAAGCCAAAGCCGTTGCCGCCGTTGGTGTTTGCGGGCTGAACAGGCATGGTCAGAACCGCAGAATCGGAAGAAAGAGACATTTTTGTACTCCTTTCGTGTGTTTTAAATGATTTTTATGCTTGAACCGTGGCCACGGTTACGACTTAATGGAGGAACTGCTGAAACTGCTGCGCCATCGCCTGCAGCTGGTTCAGCTGGTTTTGTGACATTTTGCCGGATTGCAGCAGCTTTTGCACCTCTGCTTTCGGGTCGCCTTGAAAGTTTGCACGGAACTGCTGGAACTGCTGCATCATCTGGCCAAACTGACCCATAGGGTTTGGCATGGCGGGCATACCGCCGCCCAGTGCGTTAAAAAGAGGGTTTGCCATACTTATTTGACCTCCGTTTCAGGTTTTGCAGGCTCTTGCTTCTCAAGCGCCGCACAGCGGGCTGCCAGCGCGTTAAACTCTGCCCTGGTGACAAACTCCACGCCGGGCTGCTGCGCCGTTTGTGGCGGCGTTTTTGCGGCTGTGGTGCGCTCCTTGTAGTCAAACACCCGGAGGGGAAGCGGCATCCCGCTTGCATCGGTGCTTTTGATGTAAAACGCGCTGTTTTCGCTGTCCATCAGAAGCACGCTGTTACCTGCGGCAACCATGTATGCTTTTGCGCCCTCCTCGCCTTGCACCCAGATGATGGACGGTGTGCCCTGTGTCTGCTGCGCCGCTTGCCCCATCATGGGCTGCTGGTAGGCGTTCTGCCGCAGCTGTGCAAGCTGATCCGGCATTGCCTGCCCATAATAGCCGGGCTGGTATCCGTATGGCATGTATGGCATCGCTTAGTCCTCCTTGTACCAGTAATAAATCGGGCACTCTGTGCCACTGTCCCAGCTATCCATCCACTCGCCATTGACAACAGCCAGAACGTGGCCAGAGCAGCCCAGAACGTAGATCCCGCGCGGGTACTCCCTTGCAAAATCCTCCACGGTGTAGCAGGTGGAGCAGTCTGCCTCGACAAGACGTCGCTTGAATCCGCGCTTTTGGAGGTACGCGCCCCATGTGCGATTGGCACTTGGCATATCGCCCAACGCGTAGCCCATCATCGCAAGCCCTATGTATGCCTGCTCCCAGCTTTGCCCGGTGGCAGCTGCAACGGCTCGCACTGCACAGTCTCCGACGCTGCTGCCGCGCGGGTTTGGGTTGAACTTGTGCCACATGAGTGCCCCTCCTTTTGCGTTTATAGTACAAGAATGCCACACCGGGAGAGACAACGAACGTCAAACGAAGGACAAATACAAACTGCTACAACTGCTACAAAATGAACAAAAAAATAAGGCAAAGTCTGTTGACTTTGCCTGTATCACTTGTGGTAGTTTTATGATATAATAAGGGTGTAAAGAGGAGCACGCAAAAACAACTTGGAGGGCATAAAAATGAACGTATACGATGATTACAAGTATCCCATCAACGAAATCTTCTGCGCAAGACAGGACAAAGATCACAACCGCTTGAAGATGCTGCTCAAATGCTACAAGCGCATGAATCAAGGCATTCTGTCCGTGCCCATGTGGTACACTGATGCCGAGGACACCGGTGTGTGCGGCATCATCATGAACAAACCCTGCCAGTATGAAGGCTTTTATATGAGCGGTCGCGATCTCCGCAAATAAATCAACTATCAAGCTGCGCTATCTGGCTATACGGGCGTTAGGAGAAGCCCCATGGAAAACACAACTATCCGCAACCTCGGCAAGCTGTATCACTTGCTGGACGAAGCATGCACCCCTGACCATGCAAATCAGGCAGACCTCAGCAACGCTACGCGATTTCCCGTGCGTGGCGTGATGATGAAAATCACGCTTGCGCACAAGCTCCACAAGATGACCCCGGAGCTGGACAACGCCTGCTCATACGTCCTGAAGGATGTTGACATCGAGGACATTGACAGCAGCTTTGCGCTCAAGGCATTGTCGATGCAGCAGCAGGGCGTGTTCCGAATCGGGTATATGTCGCCTGATTATAAGACACTCGGCGTGGACGCGGGCAAAATTAAAGCAGCACGGGAAAGCGCAGGGCTGACCATTCGTGCACTGTCGGAAAAGACTGGGTTGTCCACTGCGACAGTCCAGCACGCAGAAGCCGGAAAGCCTACCCGGATGACCACGCTCAAGAAAATTGCTGCAGCCTGTAACGTATCAGCAGAAGAGTTGCAAGGGTAAAAGAAAAGCGCCCACACGGCACAAATCCGCATGAGCGCTTAACTGTTAAGGGCTTCACATTGGAAGCAAAAATAAAATATCACGTTTTGATTTGCAAGACAAGGGTTTCGACAAAACTAGTGCGAATAAAACAAAAAATCCCCCGCTTTGCCTACAAAGTACCCGCGTGGCACGCAGGGCTTCGGCAAAGCAGGGGATTTTTACTCAAAAATTTTTGTAATGCCTTTCAGCCGATAGCCTACCGCCGTCCGGCTGTAATGTGTCTGCGCTGCAATGTCCGGCAGCGGAAGCCGCTCAACATACCGCAGTAAGGCTATCTTTCGGTCTACCCTCCCAAGCGGTGCGTTTTTGATGGCGGCGGTCATCTGCTGTCGGTCAAGCCCTTGCAGCGCAGCGGGCAGCACTACGCGAGCCGCCACCACAGGCAGCACCGAGCCAAAAAGGCTGCGGCAGCTGTCCGGCGTTGCGCACCATATTGACAATGACGGCAAAATGGTCGATTTTTTTAAGGCCAACAAAATCGCAGACCATTTTCGTGATGCCACGAAATTGCTCTTGTGCGGCGTACATCTCGGTGACGCCACCGAAATGGCGGTATGTAGTGCTTGCCATGATATCCTCCTTACTGCTTTTCCAGCGCCGACCGGGCGCGGTCAAAGAAAAATTGAATGACCTTGCTCATAGTCTCTTCTGTGATTGCCCACGAGACCAGTTTGCCCCACCGGCTGTTGTCCAGATAGGTGCGCAGCATCTTGACGCACCACGCCTTGCGCTCTGCGCCGCGCTTGGTGCCCTGAATCTCCTTCTCGGCCTGATCGATCAGGTTGAGCACCAGCGTCCTGACCGATGCGCCGTAGCCCAGACGGATAAGCCCCAACGCAAGCGACACAGCGCCCACAACGATGAGCGCAAACGCCAGCCACGCGGGCAGCGGGGTGAGAACGGTGTTAAGGATGGTTTCCATGTGTTACTCTCCTCTCTCTTTTTCAAGATCTTCGATGCGGTGGTTTGCCACCTTGATCTGCTCTTCCAGCACCGGGATGCGCTGGGCAAAGTTGTTGTGCGCCCGGACTTCGCGGGTCAGCTCTTCCAGCTTTGTTTCGGTCACAGCCTGCTGCTTGTCCAGCTTGGCGTCCATGCTCTGGGCGGTGTGGTTGTTGGAGACGATCGCGCCGATCAGGCTCAGACCGCCGGTGATGATTGCCACGATGATTGCTTCGCTCATGCGCCCTCCCGAAGACGGGTCAGACCCTTCTTCGCAATGATTTTGGCATAGTCCTTGTAGGGCACAGACAAGTCCACGCCGGAAATCTTGCCCGGTATCGCGTCCACAACGCCGGGAATCTTGCCCTTGCTGGTGTACTGCCACAAGCCGAACGGCCAGCCCGGTTCAGGCTTCTTGCTGCGGTAGGCCGCCAGCCACACGTCATAAGGCTTGAGCGCCGCACCGGTCATGTACAGGTTGCTTTCGCCAAAGTACAGCCCGGTGTACAGCATGACATAAAAGCCCCAGCGCTCTACCGCGCCCAGCGCATAGGCGGCAATGTCCGTCAGGGTCTGCTTGTCGAGCGGCGCTTGCACATACTTGTCCTCAATGTCAACCGCCACCGGCAGCTGCACTGTCTTGCCGGTCAGCACCTTGCGCAGCAGGGCAAGCTCTGCGTCAGCCTCTTCCGTACCGGTTGCCTTACAGTAGTAGTACACGCCGCAGGGGATGCCCAGCCGCTGGCACTCGCGGTAGTTGCGCTCAAAGGTGGGGTCGATGTACGGCTTGCTGGGCTCGTCCTCTGCGCTGTTGCCCAGCGCCCGCAGCATCACGCCGGAGACAAGGCCGCTGGCCTTGACCTTGCCCCAGTTGATGTTGCCCTGCCAGCGGGAAACGTCCATGATAGGTCTCATACTCTGCTCCTTAATACTTTTCGCCGGTAATCTCTTCATACTCCGCTGCGGTCAGGCAGTCGCGGGCTACCAGCATTTGCAGCATGGCTTTGCTCCACATTCCGTTATGGTATGCGCCCTCCTGTTCTGGGTTGGTTTCCTCTACCGGCACGCCCTCCAAAAGACAGAGGAACTCTACCTTTGCAACGGCGTTGGCAAGGTCTGCCGCGCGGTTTTCTTCTTCCTGCCGGGTCTTGATGCTTCCGGTGTTGTGAATAATCTCCATAGTATCCTCCTTATCCTAACGTAGTCATTTCGCAAGCCGGGTCACAACGATCCGCGTAGATCACGCCCGAGCTGTTGATGAGGCCGCTGGAGCTCACGATGAAGGTAGCGTAGCCGATGCCATGATCCATAGAGCGCAGCCGCACATTGCGGCCCACAGTGCGCTGTGCAAGATCGCGAGTGATGCGCAGCGGGTATGCCTGAAACGGAGCCTGCGGGGTCTTTGCGCCGGTGCGCTCCTTCCAATACGTCCAGTAGATGCCATCACCGGACACCTGCGGCGAGCAGTAGATCTCCTGCAGGGAGGGCAGGAAAATCTTGTCATAGGTCACCACAGCAATGCCGTCATCGGTGACGGTGCTGTCGTAGGTCACGACCTTCACGCGGGTCAGGGCGGTCTTGAAGTCATCAGAGAAGCCCGCAAGGAAGCCGGGCACGGTGTCTGCCTGATCGGGCTTCATATCCCATTCATCCTGCGGAGTCCACCACCCACCGGCAGCTGCATCGCTGTTGAGGTACTGGCGGTATGCGGACTTACACCACCGGTTGTCGCCGTAGCAAACGGGGTGCAGCCCGTTCAGGTTGCCGTTGGGTTTTGCGAGGAACGTGCCCAGATTGGTACCAGCTTCACCAGCAGAGACGCTGCAGGTCTCCAGCAGCTCGCTCTTGTTTTGGTCTTTGTATACGTAGACCTTCCAGTTGGTAGGCGCGGCGTCCGGTGCGTTGTAGAAGCCGGTCAGGCGTGCACCTGCGGGGGCGTTCTTGGTCAGCGTGAACTGATAGACGGTGCCGTTCTTGACGTTAGTGCCACAGTCCAGACCCATCTTGACGTTGTATGTACCAGCCACCAGACCGGCCTCGGGCACAACGAAAAACGCCTGATACGCAGAAAACTGGATATCTTCCAGAGATGCGTAGTGCATCTGCAGCACCATTGCGGGTGCGGTGGTGCCTGTCTCACCCTCGGCGATATCGTCCGTCTTTACCACGTCCCACGGGCAGTCGTAGACTTTGCCGTCCTTGCCGGTGTAGGTGTTGACAAGCTGGGTGCCCACCGGGAAAACCGCCGGTGCGTTACCGGCAGCCACCACGGCCTTGATGCCGTTATAGTCCATCTCCTCCACCACGCCGGTCTGTGCCCGTGCGATCACGCCCAGCGAGCTGGACATACCCAGCAGGGCAGCGGTCATCTGGTCAAGCTTTCTGCCGTTGTCTTTTGCGGTCTTGTCCAGATAGATAGGCTCTACCACCTCAGTGGAAGCTGCCTGCGTGCTAATTTCGTTTTCAGCCATGTGTTTTGCTCCTTTCAGGATTTGCGGTATTTCATGCAGACTTTGCCGTCAACCACGACAAAGCCGCAGGATTCGAGGGCTGCGGTGCGCGTATCCAGCGCTTGCTCTGCCTGTTCCGCGCGGGTGGTTTCGGCGGTGATGGCAGCATCTAAGCGCTGTTCCTCGCTCTTTGCGCGGGATGCTTCAGCGGCAATCCCGTCCGCGTTCGCCTGTTCTGCCGCCTTTGCCCGCTCCGTTTCCTCCGTGATTTTAGTGGATAGGGCACTTTCGGCGGCTTGTGCACGCTCGGCTTCAGTCGTGATGTTGTCAGCATTGGCTTTTTCCGCTGTTTTCGCGCGGGAAATTTCCGACGCAAGGTCATCCCTTACACCCTGAATCGCGTCACCGACAGCCTTCGCATCCGCCGCCTTGCCGGAGAGGGAGAGGGTGGGGTCGATGGCTTTCTGGATGTTTTCACCCGCAGTGTTTGCGAACTGCTCCACATACTCGCCCATCTGGGCGATATCCTCGCGTACCTCGGATGCCATGACGGCTTTGCGGATGCCGTCAATTACTTCTTTAAACGGTTTCATCGTCTGCCTCCATCGTTTGCAGCGAATAAGACTGCACATCAGATGCGTACCCCTTGAGCGTGCGGCTCAGGTCATACGCGGTGGTTGCTTTGCGGGCGCTGAGCGCCTGCAGGTCGGAGATGCTTGAAATTTTTTTTCCAAAGGTGAATACTTTTTTGTCGGGCTTGTTGTCCAGCGGCTCTACGAGCTTGTTACAGTTGATCCACACATCAATGCCATGGGGCGGGGAAATAATGTGGGTCAGCTTGCCAAAAGTGATCCTGTCCACGTCCACGCCCGCGTCCTTCAGGTCTACGTCTTTCAACGTGATGCCGTCCGCAAGGCGTAAGTGCTTGCCAAGCTCCATGTCCGCCGCGTCTTGAAGGGACTGCTGTGTGTTTGCCGTGCCGTCCAGCACAAGATACCGGGTGATAAGGCCGTACAGCTGTTGCGCGGTCGTATCGTTGGCAGTGGCGGTCAGGGTGTTGGTGGTCTCCCACAAAAACCAGCCACTTTTTTTCTTGCCGATGGCAATCACCCGGGTGACGATGTCCTCGGCCTTGACATAGCTGGTCAAGTCAAGCAGGTTCGTGCCGAAGGTAATGCCCTGCACGTTGCGTTCTGTCGCGTCCTGTACATAGTCCAGATAGCGGGCTTTCTTGTACAGACCGGGGAACAAGGGGTAAGGAATCGTTTCGTGCCGGGTTACCAGATAGCCGCCGTACACGTCCACAAGCTCGCTTTGCAGAATGTCCCACGTTTTTCCGTAGTTCTTGCCGTCGCCGAACTCGTGCAACTCCTCCACAAGCTGCGGGGTGTAGTCTGCGGACTTTTCCCCGTTGACGTACACGTTGACCGTGCCGTCTTTTTCCGTTTTGATGCTGTACGTTGTGGATTCGGTGTCCTTTTTTGCCACCTTTATGGTGGCGTCAAACTTATAGGTCTCTATCGGCGTAGTGATGGACGGGGTAACAATGGTCTGCTCTGCATCATAGGTCTTGCTGCCCTGAGAGATCGCGTTCCGGCGGAGGGTAAACTGGTTGTCTCCCGTGCGCCAGGCAAGGTACTCCTTTCCGGTTACGATCTCGTTCAGCGGCCAGTTTTGTGCTGGTGGGGTCTGCACATCTTCATAGTCGGAGAAAATGTAGGAAAAACTCTTTTCAAGCCGGTTCCCGTTTTGGGAGTACAGACCCCATTCCTGGTAATAGTCGCCCTGCTCGTCCGGGCTGCTGGCGGCATAGTCCAGCTTCAGATAGCACTTTTCGGCTACCGGAACATACCGCTTTTGCTCCTCCACCGTGACGTTTCCGATGCGGAAGCTTTTATAGCTGTCGGTCAGGCTGGTGTGATTCTTGCAGAGAAAGTCCAGAAACTGCCGGATGGTCACATCCTTGGCGGTGTAGGGTGGTACATCGGTGTCGTTGAGGTAGGCAAGCTCGCCCTCACAGTACACCTTCTGCCGCAGCAGAAAATCCTGCTCATGGCTCATGACCCTGCCTTGCCAGATCTCCTTACCGTCCTGCTCCACGGACACCACCGTTTTCAGCTTTTGCAGCGCGCTGTGCGCCACGTTGCCCAGCGGGATGGTAAATTCTAGACTTCCAGCCTTACCAAACTCTCGGGTCAGGGTGGGGCTGATCAGCTTTGTAGTCTCCAGCGCAGAGCCGGGCGCATAGATACAGACCCGGTTTTCCCATCTGTCCACGCCGTTCTGCGTGCCGGCATAGATCTTGTAACTCATAAGCTTGCTCCCAGATATTTGATGGTGATGCTGCTCGCAGCGGTGGCGGTAAAGGTCAGGGTGACGTTTTCTCCGTCCGGGATATCCAGCCCCTCCAGATACTGCCACTCGGTCGTTTTGGCAAGCGTGCCAGCGGCGGTCTTGTTGACCTGCAACGACACATTTGCCTCGCTTTCGCCGCGCTGGAAGTAGACAGCCGCAGTGTGCGGTGCGCCGTAGATGACCACATCCACCGGCGTATCGGCTGGCAGCGCAATGCTGCGGTAGTCCCGCAGGATGTCCGTTTCAAAGTTGATGTCATCCCACCGGATATCCTGTGTGCCGTCGTAGACGTTGTACTTGTACGGGTTGCAGCTGCCGGTAATGGTGACCGTTGCGGAGAGCCGCCCCGGCACGAACTTGACGTGCCACAGCCCCTCCCAGTACCACGATGGATCATCGTCAAACACGCATTGCAGCCATTTGCCCTCAAGGGCATTGTGCAGACGGCTTTGCAGTACTTTCCACAGCTTTTTAGGCGCGGTGCACAGCAGTTCCATGGTAATAGTGCGTTTTTTGTAGTGCACCTTGCCGTCCAGCGAGGTAGTAAGGTTGAGCAGCGTGTCAGAGCCGGGTATCTGCACAAGGGTCTCGTCCGGTTCAGGCTCGCCGATGTTCGGGCTGCCCACCTTCATGTACAGCCCCCACGTTGCAAGGGTGTTGTAATTGCCCAGCTTTGCGCTGTGGATTGCCATTTAAACACCCCTTTCTGCCCGCAGGGTGTACACGCCCATGCTGGTATCCATGTTGGTCGCAAGGCGCGGTGTGAGCATATCGGCAACCTTTTCGCCGTCCATGACAAGCTGTCCGGTGCCGATGTCCGGCAGATGCTCGTCCAGCATATCGCGGATCTGCTGCAAAATGCCCAGCTGTGCATCCGTGCCGGTGGTCTTTTCTATGTAGCGGTGCTGCATGGCTGCCCGGGTTGAAAACTCGGTCAGGCTGTCGTACACGTCATGCCCGGCAAAGGGGCTTTCGTAGTGGCTCACAGCCTGTCCGCCGCCGCTGCTCTTGCCAAACTTTGCAAACAGTGCAGCGCCCAGCGCCACCACGCCCGCCACAATGGCGATGATCGCGGCAACCTCCGGGTTCGAGATGATCAGACCGCCAATCTTTGCGATCAGTCCGCCTGCGCCCTTTGCGATCGTGCCCAGACTGCCCATGCTCCCGGCAAGTTTTGCAATACCAGTGCCCGCGTTGGAGACAAAGGTGCCGATGCCGGTACCCATGGTGCCCAGCACGCCCATGATCTTGCTGCCGACGTCGGAAACGTTGATGCCCAGATCCTGAAACACTTTGCTCAAGCCCTTAACGTCCGTTGTAACGCCGTCTGCCTCGGCTTTGATGCCGTTGGACATGATCTGCTTAAAAGCGTTGAACGCCTCGCTCAGACCGCCGCCGGAATAAGCTTCGTTGATGGCTTCCAGCGCCTTGTTTGCCCAGTCGGACAGGACTTCGCGCTGCTCCTGTGACACCTCGCCCCACATCATGTTGACGATATCCAGCCCAAGCGCCGCCCAGTCCTGATTTTTCAGGTCGGTATACAGATTTTTCCCCAGCTTGAAGATCCCGCTGTTGAACTGCTGCTGTGCCTTGCTCAGGTTCTCTTCAATGCGCTTTTGGGTTGCCTTGATGCTCTTGTCGATGGCCTGCGCGGTCTCTGTCACCTTGTCCTGCACGCCGTCAATGTAGCTGATGACCTTGGTGTAGGTCTGCCGCACGCCATCCACAATGCGCTCGCCGGTCTCGGTGGCGGTTGTCTTGATGTGCTGGCTACCGTCTGCGTAGGTTTCCACGGCCTGCTGCGTGGTGGTGGTGATGCCGTTGAAGGTCTTTTCTGCAATGATGGTCAGGGTGCCAAGCAGGGTCTTGGACATATCGGCGTAGACCTTCTTGGTCGTGGTGCTTATCTTGCCGTTTGCGTCCGTAACTTTCTTGGTCACAAGCGTATAGGTGGTAGCAACGCCGTTGACCATCTCTTTGCCGGTCTCGGTGGTGGTCTCGGTCACGCGGTCTTTGATTTTGCCCGCTGCGTCCTTGACCTTCTCCTGCAGGGTCTCAACGCTTGTAGTCACAGCGCCCAGCGCGTTCTGTGCGGTGGTGGTTGCGGTGTGCGTCACGGAAGATATGACGGTTTCGGTCTTGGAGGTGGATTTTGGGGTTTTGCCAGTCTTGGGGGGGTTGCCAGTCTTGCCGGAAGGACTTGTAACGATGGAGCTTCCGCCGCTTCCACTCGTGGCTGCCGCTTCTGCCTGACGCTCAGACCAACTTTTGTTGCTTACGCTTTTGCCGGAAAGAGCATTTTGCCGTAGCCGGTCCCTGTTGCTTTGCTTTGGCTGATCCTTGTATTGTTGCCGTGTCTGAGCGTATGCCGCATTGTAGGCATCCAGCGGATTTTCTCCGCGTCCAATGGCTGCAATTGCGTTTGCAACACCATTTGCAACGCCCATAATGCGGTTGAGCTTGTCAAGGATGAAGTCTGCCGCAACGGAAAATCCGTTTTTTATGGATTTCCAAGCGCTATTCCAAGCTTCCCGAAACTGCTCATTTGCAGCGTATGCCGCACCAATTGCTCCAACAAGAACTCCTAGAGCGGCGGCTACAATGCCGATAGGGTTGGAATCCATAGCTATATTTAGCGCAACCTGTGCAGCAGTGAGACCTTCTGTTGCTTTTTGCACGGCTGTGATGATATTCGCAATCGCCATTGCGGCTTTATATGCCACAAAGGCGGCTGTCAGCCCCGCAACAGCCGAAGCCGCCACGGTGACAGTTGTTTCTAACTGGCTAAGTTTTTCATCGCTTTCCAGTATGGAGGAAACCCAGCTGTTTGCCTTTTCAACGATGGATCCGTATGCCGATGACAAACCAGTCGTAAGTTCTCCCGCGAGTTGCTTAACGTTGTCTGTCAACGTAGTTGTACGTCCCTCAAGGGTCTGGCTTTGCGTTGCCATGCTATTATAGTAGCGCCCACCCTCTTGAGCAGCTGCTTGCAGCGCTTTCGTCAGAACATCGTAAGTCACAGTCATGCTTTGGACTTCCTGCACCGATTTGCCGGTGTAGTCTGCCAAAACCTGATAGATATTGATGCCCGCAAATGCAAACTGCTTGATGTCAACCGCAGACGCTTTGCCAACATTTGCAACTTGTTGGAGATTTTGCGCCATACGGTTCAGCTCATCGTCTCCACCGCCAGTGGCTTTTATGGCGTCGCCAAGTGCAAGGATTGTTTTCTGGCTGTACTCTGCATTTTCGCCTGCGCTCAAAAGATACTGGTTCGCAGCAACAAGTGCATCCGTGCTGAATGGCGTTCTTGCTGCATCTCGTTTAATGCTTGTGAGCATCGCATTGGCTTTTTCGGCATCACCAAGCATATTTGTGAGCGCGGTTCTGTAAGTTTCGATTTGGGCGTTGTACTGCATACCGGTTTGCACAAACCCAACGGCCAGATCTTTAATTTTTCTTGCTGCGTTCTGTACCGCAGAAGCTAATAGCTGCGCCTTTGTCATTGCGGCAGCTAATGAGTTACCGGCGTTGTCTGTCTTTTTGCTAGAGCTATCCATATACTGCTGCGCAGTATTTAACCCTTTAGCCGTTGCATCCAACTGCTTTTGTGCGTCTGACAGCTTTTGCTTTAAGTCCTTGGTGGCTTTGGAGTTTTCTCCGGTTTCTTTGCTGGATTTTTGATAAGCAGCAGTGAGATGCAAAACATCGCTATACAAACGGTTATAATCCTTTGTCATGCTGGCAACGGATGATTTAGTTTGCTCTTTTGCTTCCTCGATGCTCTGCTCGTAGTCAGAAGTATCCATGCCCAAACTTGCCATCAAGTGCATAACATTTAAGCCCGTACTTCACCACCTCCGTTCTGCTCTGCGGCTTTTTTACTGTCTGCAAGCGTCTTTTCCCAGCACGCCTGCGCTTCTTCCAGCGTGGTCTCGTGTCGGCGCTGGGATAACGGCTTATCGTACTCTGCCATGATCTCACTAAAGGACTGCTCCACCTGCTGCCCCAGCGATACAGCACAAAGAAAAAGCATATCAGCCGTGTACAGCTGGTATGCTTTTGTGCGGTGGCGTTCGCGCATCTCGCTGATGACGAACCAGACGAAATACTTTATTCCGTAGGCGCGGAGATGCTGGAGGTCGGCGCGGCAGACGTAGTGCCAAAACTCAGGCCGTTCAAGTCGGCCAGCGATGACAAAAAATCCTGCATATCCTCCTGCATCACGGACTTGGTAAGCGCGGTGAATGCCTTGGGCAGGGTGTCTTTCTCGCCCTTTTCCAGCGTGTACAGCTGGTGCAGGGCGTTCATGGTGCGTTGCGGGTCAAGCTTCATCAGGGGCTTGATAAAGTCCAACGCAGCCAGCGCAAACTCGCGCGGGGTCAGCTTTTTCTTGCCCTCTGCGGTTTCGGCAGGCTCTGCACCCAGCAGCTTCATGGCGTTGGCAACAATGGTCTCCCGGGCGGCTTTGGTCTCCGGGTTGTCCACGTTGTCCTTTGCGTCCATGATCATGCGGGTGATGCCGTCCACCGCGTCATACAACTTGGGCAGGGCTTCCACGGGGTCAAGATTGATGGTAAGGATCATTACTCTGCCTCCTTGACGTAGAACTCCATAGGCACCTTGCTGGTGTCGGTCATGTCGTAGTGTCCCTTCAGGCTCAGGTTGATGTTGCCCTTGCCGTCCTTGGTGGTTTTCAGCTCAAGGCCGCCGTCGCTCACGGCCTTCATCAGCTTGACCGCAGCATAGCCGCCGCCGATCAGATTGCCGTGCCACCAGATATCCTGGAAGTCCTCGTTTTTGTAGTCCTCGCGGACGGTGATCTTGTTGGTTTCAACGTCTGCAGCGCCCAACTCCAGCTTGATGGTGTCGGCGCTCACGGTCATGCAGGTGGTAGACATCCCGCAATCCCAGCTGGTAATGTGCTTCAGCTGGTATGTGTTCTCGGGAACTTCGTCCAGATCCTCGCCCAGATCAATGGTGTTGGGCTTGCAGCTGACGGTGATGCCGCCGGAAGTCAGGCAGATCATATCCTCCGCTGCAATGGGGGTGGCGCCCGCCGGGTCGAACTTCTTGAGCAGTGCGCCAGCCTGAAACTGAAGATTTTTGAAAGCATCTGCCGAAATGGCGTGATACATTTTGTTCATGCGTTATCCTTTCTCACACCCACCACAAAGGATGTGACGTCAAAAGTAAGGTATGTGCACAGGTATTTTTCCGGGGGGTTGTCCATAGACTGCGCCCACGGATTGCCTGCACACAAAAGAATTGCGCCGCCCTCGCACTCGATGGTAAGCCCATCCCCGAGGGCAGCGCGCATCTCATCTGTTTTGCGGATGATGGGCAGCTTGCCGCCGTCCACCGGATACCACAGCCGCGCATGGAAGGTGCTGCTCTCGTCAAACCCCTTGGGAATGACAGGCAGCACCGTGATATAGGGCAGGGAAGTGCCCTGCGGCACGAAATCCTCCGGGTATACAGGAACATTGAACAGCGTAAAAAAGCTGTTCAGCGCCGTGGTAATGGATTCTGCTGCGCCCATCAGGAAAGCACCACCTTTTTGCACTGCACAACGGCAAGATTCATCCCGCTTTCGGCGGGGGAAATCTTGTCGCTGCTCGCGGTGGTTACCTCATAGGTCTGCCCATCGTCCAGCCGCTTGATGCGGTCGAAGGGGGACAGCTTGATGCCCTTATCCACATAGAGGGAGTAGGTGGACGCCGTGCCCTGCTGCTCTGCCTGCTGCGCTTCTATAGTCTGGTCGTGCCGCTCGATGGCGAGGAACTCCATGCCGTCCTCCCATGTGGTGGTAGAGCCGAAAAGCCCATCCGAAACCAGCTTTTTTTCCATGAAGCAGAACTTTTTTGTAAAATTCTCCATCACGGTGAACTTGGTAAAATCGTTTACAGGCATTACAGTTTCCTCCATTGGTTGATCTCCCGGCGGTAGCGGGTGCAGCCGTCTGCGGGCAATCCGTCCGTTCCGGTGGCCATGGCGCCGCTCCATCCGTTGAAGGACTGAGAAACATAGCGCCCGCCGCCGGGCGTGGCTGCATCGTAGTCGGTGATCTTCTTGGCAAGCTCCACAAAAACGTTGGGTACCCTCATAGGCTGTACCGTGCCGGTGAAGGTTTCGGGGGTCAGAGGCTCGCCCGCCTGATGCACGCCGTCATTGAAGATAGAGCCCTCTATTTTGTAGAACTGGTGCGGCGCAAGCCCGGACAGGATGTTTTCGGGATCCTCTGCAAGCACGTCCGTGTTGAAGTTGATCGCATCCCAGATATAGTCCACGCCAATGATGAACCGCCCTGTAAACGGTGCATCGTACCGGTCAAAGAAGTTTCGCGTGTACACGCACAGTTCTGGCACAGTCATGCGGGGTCACCTCCTTATTTCGTATCAGCCGCCGAGTTCAGACTCCGCAACGGCAGGCTCGGTGTTGGACGTGCCGACAGTCACGACTGCGATACCGTCCAGATACTCCGCCCACAGCTTCATGCCCATGATGGCGTAGTTGGTGGTGGTGGCGTTCTTGTAGTTGTACTCGGTGTGGTAGCCCAGCAGATTGGTCTCACCGGAAACGGTGTAGTTTGCGCCCATGGTGGCGTAGTCGCGGTCTGCGGGGTCAACGTAGTACAGGTCAATGTTTTCCACAGGGACGGCAATCACCTTCTTCTGCTCGATGAAAGCGTCAGGCAGAAGGAACAGGGTGCTGTAGCCGAGGAAGTTCTTCACATAGTTCAGACCAAACTCGGTCTGAACGGTGATCTCCTTGTCGCCCAGATAGTCGTAGAAGTCCATGATGTTGGCAAAGCCCACGACCTCGGTCACGTCCAGATTGTCGTTTGCAAAGCGCTTCAGGACTGCGCCCTTTGCGATAGCCAGCGCACGCTGCCAGGTCTTCTGCGTGCCGACCAGCTTGCCGGTCTTAAGGAAGGTGTAAAAGTCGGTCAGAACCTTCTTCTGAAGCTCGTTACGGAAAGCGGTATTGGTGCGATCCACGGCCACTTCTGCGCCGTACTTGGTGACGGCTTCGATGGAAACGGCCTTAGCCCACTTGCCAAGTTCGATGTCTGCATAGGTCACAGGCTCGACCTTGGTCTTGGTCAGGGGGATGTCCTCGCCCTCGCCCACAGCGGTGCCGCCCTGCAGGCCGCCGTCAACGGTGGCTTTGTAGGATACCAGCCTAGTGCCGGGTGCCTTGCGGATGGGGCGCGAAATGCCCAGAATGGTGCGCAGCGCGTCCCAATTCTTCTGGAACTGGGTCACGAAGTCGATTTCGCGGATAGTGGTGGTGATCTGAGATGCGGTAGTCAGATTTTCGGGTGCTGCCATGTGTTACTCCTTTGCTGCAAGTCCGAACGCTTCAGGATTCGCCGCGATGGCTGCCTGACGCTCGGTTGCGTCTTTGATGTTGATGATTTGTTCTTTGGTCATTTTGGAGCCGGTGTTTGCGGGCGGGTTGTCCACCGGTGCGCCCTTGGTGGAGGTGCTGCCCACATAATCGCTCCAATCGGTTTTCAGGCTCTCAGCCAGCTTGTCCGCGTTCTTCACGTTGCCCTTGCTGTCCAGTTCCATCTTGTCGATGTCCTCGCCAGACAAGCGCACGATGCGGTCAAAGTACTTTTCCAGCACACCTGCGGACTTGAGCTGCTCCCGGAACTTGGCTTCCTTGGCTGCATGGGCGTCCTTCTTAGTCTGCTGGGTCTTGTAGTCGGTCAGCGCCTGCTCTGCGGTCTGCTTACCGCTGTTGGCTGCGTCCCGTTCTTTTTCCGCTGCAACGCGGGCGTTTTTCTCGGTATCCAGTTCGTCCCGGAGGGCATCGGTCTCCTCGTGCAAGGCGTCCAGAATGGCTTTTGCCTTGTCATCGTTGGAGGTTTCGGAGTTTTCCAGAATCTTGCGGATATCTGCTCTTTTGAGTGCCATGTGTGTGTCCTTTCTGCCCTTGCTTGGGCTGCCATGCTTGGCGATAAGGTTTAATTTGCCGGACGTGCTGCCGGTGTGGTGCCGCTTGCAGGGGTCGAACCTGCAACTACCCGGTTATGAGCCGGGAGCACTGCCAGTTGTGCGAAAACGGCATAAAAAAGCGGCTGACGCTGTGCGCCAACCGCTGAGTATTAAATTTACGGTCTTGTTTCCACGCTAGGAAGAATATCCGTGTGGAAATAAAGTTTATAGTGGTACGGGTCTGTATGGGTGCCGGTAATGTCCTCCACCACATACATAGTGTATCCGTTCAGGTAGATGTAATTCTTGCGGTAGGTGTCCGGGCCGATTTTCACCGTGCAGACCAACTCGTTGTTCGAGTTGTTGGAGATGGACATGTAGCCCTCGGCTTCCATGATGATCTTATCGGTGCGGGCGTTGTAGACGGTGATCTTGCGCTCGCTCTCAAAGTAATCGGCCTGCTTGGAGATGTTGGCATTGGCCTTGTCGGCTTCCGAACAGCCGCAAAGCAACAGCACCACAAGCACCATGATGGTTACGAAAATCTTTTTCATTCTATGCATCTTTATTTCCTTCCTCAACTGCAATCTCTTGCAGTTCTTTGATATGATCTTCTACCGCCGGGCGCAGGAATGGGCGGCGAGCCATGCCCCGGGTAAAGTGCCATTTGCCGTTGAAGTCTTGCCAGACCCACGGCGTTTTGCGTCCGTTGCCCTTCTCTGCAAAAATACCGGTGCCCAGCTCCACATAGGCGCTGTATAGCAAGTTGGAGCCGATGGTCACGGTCTTTTGCGCCGCTGATACAACGTAGGTGAGGGATGCTTTCAGCGCGCCGCCAACATAGCCCTCTATGCCGGTGCTGTCTGCCGTGCCTGTGGGCACAAGCAGCTGGGCATAATCCTGTACCTTCATGCCCCAGATGGTCAGCACACGCTCCGCCCACGAGTCCAGAGCCTCATGCAGCTGCGGGGTGTTGTCGGTGACTTTGATGTTGTAGTTAAATTTCATGGTTTTGATTATTCTTCAAAGGGCGCCCACATTCAGGGCAAAAATTGGGATACCAAACCGCTTCATCGTTGCACCATGCACTCAAATAAACCTTTTTTGATTTATCAACGCCAATGCTTAAAAAATCGCCAACGCCACTGTCAACAATATTTTCTTCGTGTATACGGCTTGTGTCACAGTATTTACACATTTACTTTTTCTTCTTTTTTCTCGAAACAAAGCCAATCCATGCGCCGCCCTGTTCGACTGTCACGCCAAACGGCTTTTGTGTGAGTTGCATGAGTTTTGTTCGGTCGCTCGACGACATCCCTTTTAAATCAAATGCAACTTTTGGGCCGCTCTTGTCCCAATATGTGGTGTGAGACGGAGAGGAACCATCTCCACTTCGATATTTGTTGAGATCAACGCCAATTTGCTCTTTCACAAAAGACACAACATCGTTATGCGTTTTCTTGTATCTCGAAGTGTCCGCAACAACGGCGGCTCTCTTTGCCTCAGATTCAAACTCGTGCTCGTTGGCGTTCCCACCGCCCGCTCTCACAGAACTGCCTGAACCTCGTTTACTCACGGTAGTGACTCCTTTCGTATTGGAATGGTTTTATTTTGGTAACGTTCCAGTCAAATTCATCAGGGCATTTGCCATACCACAAGATACTGCTCGGTTGAAGCACTTCCAGCGCCTTGCGGCAGTGCTTAGCAAAGCATTCTGCTTCGTATGGGTCAGATTTGTGTGCCGTGGCTCGAGATGCTCACGATAGCGTTTCTGGGCTCGCCGTCAAAGCACCAGTCATAACTTTGCTCTCCGCACCAGCAGAGCGTTGGAATAACGTGAATGCCGTGCGCCTGCCAGTATGCGGCAAGCCAGTGCTTTTTGTAATGCATAAAAAGCTGCACCGCAAGCGGCATATCGCTGTAAAGCGAAAAATCCGGCGAACATACCGCGCCGAACTGCTGCAAAAGGGGAATGTATTTGTCAGGGTTGTTCCAGAACCGTTCAAACTGGTAATCGTCCTTGTAAAAATGCACGCCTTTTGTGGCCTTGTCTTTGGCGGTCAGCGCATAATTGATCGGGATCCATTCTAGCTTGTCAATGCGGATGTCCGTTTCTGGCTTGATTTCAGGGATGCCATACTTGCCCACGCCCGGAAAAATCATTTTCTCGGTGTTTTCCATCGGCAGAATCACGGTTTATCCCTCCAAGCCTTACTTTTTCTTAAGTTTTCGCCCTGTTTTCCAGTTGTAACCGCGCTTTTCCAACGCACGCCGTGCGGCCTGCGTTGATGGGTTGTCGGGATGCCCCTTTGCCTTGCCCATCAAAACTTCAACACGGCTTTTTTCTTTGATTGCGCCAGATGCAACGCCCGCTTTGTATTCTGCAATAGCAGCTTCTCTTTTTGCGGAATACTGTGCAGCGGCTTCATGGGCTTCTTTTTGCATTTTCTCGGTCTGTCTGCGTGTCAAACCATGAGGGATACGCAGTTTGTCATCCATATAGTCGCTGATAGGTGAACTTAAACCGCGCTTTGCAAGAAATTCATCAAGCGTAGTTTTCCCACCGTTTGCCCTTGTAGAACTTCCAGAGCCTCGCTTACTCATTTTGGGAACTCTCCTTTCTGCGCTTTCTCTCTTCTGCCCACCACATTTGCTCTTTTTCAGTGCCGCCTTTGGCCTTGTACCACTCGGTATAGGTCAGGTCAGATGTGACCTCTTTTGTCGTGTTGTCCCGCCGCATAGCGTTCTGCCGTGGGTACTTCACAAGCGCTCCGGTCACCTTACAGCGGCAGTGATAAACCATTTCCGGCGCTGCGTTGGGGTCTCCGGGGTACTGTATCTCGTAGCCCTGCACCTTGAACGGCTCGTCAAGATCGGCGGTCTCCTGATCCAGCAGCCGGTGCATCTCGCGGGTTCGGTAGTCCAAAGTGCTGTTCCAGCGCTTTTGCACCTCAATGCCAAGGGTTTGAGCGTTGCGCAGCTGCTGCATCGTCCCGGCGTTCTGCGCGCCGGTAATGGCTGTGATGGCGTTGTTCATCGCCCAGTGCACCTCGGTGTCTGCCATGCCCTTCACAGCCTGCACCGCAATGTCATGGACGCTTTTGCCCTGTATGATGCCCTGCGTGACGTACCGGTTGAACACCCGCGCGTCGTAGGTCTTGTTGCTCTCGCTCTTGATGCGCTTGTTTGGCACCAGCTTGGGATTCTCCAGCAACAGCCGCTTGACCGCTTCGGTGTTGTACAAGGTCAGGTTGAAAGCCACGCCTGCGGACTGTTCCAGCTCGTAGAACGCCCAGTTTGCGCCAAGGGCAAAGATATCGTACTGTTCATCCCGCGCCAGCTTGTACGCCGTCTGCTGGGCTGTGGTGCACGTCTGGGTAATGTTGTCCAGCTTCTGGTGCATCATCTCGGACTGAAACACCTGATTCCGCAGCCATGTGCGATAGTCGCTCTCGGTGATCTTCCCGGCTTCCAGTTGCTGCCGCTTGTAGGCGTCCATCTTCTGGTAATGCTCCAGAAACTCGGTCAGCTGCTCAGTCATTTCCCGGCGGGCGGTGCCATAGACCCGCAAAATGCGGCGGCGCAGCCTGTTCAGCTGCCGGGTGGAGATGCGGTCAAGGTCGGTCTGTTTCATTTTCTTCGATCATAAATCTAACGCCACCGAGCCCACACATCGTATCAAATTTGTCTCCCTTAAATCGAAATCGGATAAAGCCAGAAGAAAGGCCACACACCTTATCGACATATCGCGGAATCTTAAAAAACGAAACGCCAATCGTTGCTTTCACTCTGCCAGATTTTGCTAAATTATCAAATTCCTGAAGGTTCATCTTCGTCCTCCTCGTCCACGGTCTCCCGCGTTGAGCTCTCTGCCATCAGTGCTGCCTTTGCTTGTTCCTTTTGCTCCGGGGTCAGGTTGGGCAGTAGGTCAATGGCCATGTCCTGCCCGATGATCGGCGCCTCAGAAATCACCGTTTCGACCTGCTCAGCTGTGTTGGTGATCTTGCTGCGGTTGAATGTCGGCATAGCATTGTCAAAGCCAGCCAGTGCGCAGATCTGCCGGATGAACGGCTTGACCTGTGCCTCGAAGTCGTCTGCGTTCTGGTTCAGCGGTTCATAGGCTGCATCCAGATGGTCGTTGGTGCTGTCCGCGCTGACACAGTGCACATCCAGACCGCCGAAGTCCTCATACACCCGGGTGTGGAGCAGCTCCAAAAGAGTCTGCCGGGCCGTCACAGGAATCTCGGTGGTGTAGGGGGTGATCTTGCCGCCCTCGCTGGTGTCTGCTCCTGCAATGTGGTACAGATTCAGCTTGGTGAGGTACTCCACGAGTTCATCATCGGTCATGCCGTTGAAGTTCTCGCACAGCCAGTAGATCTGCGCACAGTCCTGCAGGTCGCTACAGAAGCCTGACATCACAAGATCGGTGTTGTCAATGTAGGCTTTCAGTCCCACAAGGGTGCTCTGGTGCAGGTCTGAGCCCCACAGCGGCACAATGGGCATGGCGCTGTAGTTCTCGCCCTCCACGCTTTCCAACCCGCCGCCGGGGGTGGTGACGGTCACGCTCTTGTATGCCTGCTTTGGCGTTGTCTCCTGCATCACATTGCCGATTTTGCTTTCTGTGTACTCAGTGAAGCCGTCCAGCTCGTACAGGATGTAGTGCATATCCGTGTCCGGGTTCAGCCGCCAGAAGCGCACGCCTGCCTGCAAAAGGCCTGTCTTTTCATCATACAGGGGAGCAAACTCGGTCAGCTTGAAAACCACCAGATGATCGTTGTTCCAGAATCCGAAGCTCTCACCGTGGATCAGGGCGAAATATCCTGCCTTCTGGATCTGCTCGTCGAAGCTCTGACCCAGCCTTTCCTTGTCCACGCCATCGTCCGCAAAGACCACGCCGTTGCCGAGGGAGTAGGTCGCCCGCTGCTTGTTGAGGCGCCGGAAAAGATTACTCTTGACCATATCGGGGTGTGGGGTGTCCGGCTTGGTGTTTTTGGACAGGCGTTTCAGCATCAAAGCGTAAGTCTGTGCGAAGCGTTCAGCTCCCGGGTTTTTCTGGGCATCGTACAGGTCGGCATCCAGCGCCATCTTGTACGGCCCGGAAGCGCAGTGCTGCTGCACGAACCGCCGGATGAAATCAGGCTGTTCCCCGGCGGCTTGCGCCTGCTGAAAGGTCTGGAATGTATATACAGTGCTCAAAATCAATTCCTCAGTTTTACAAGGCGCTTTGTGCGCACGAAATAGCGGATAGCGTCCATGCAGTGGTCGTTGACCTTCAGCACGGTGTCGTCTTTGTCTGGATCCCAAGCGTACACGCCGAACTCTTCCAGCGTGTGCTTGCAGTCTTTGTAGATCTTCAGCCGCCCGGTCTGCAGCATGGTCTGCACATCCAGAATGCCGCTCAGGACGTCGTTATTTGCGGGGGTCTGGGTAAAGCCGTTCTTGCGCAGCTCTGTAATCAGGGGCAGGGCAGAGGGGTCAACGATGACCCTTTCCGGCTTGATCCCGTTCAGCCACGCCTTGAGGTCTGTGACGTACTCGCCAACGGTCTTTTGCCGCTTCTGTTCGCGTCCACTGTAGTAGTACTCCCGCGTTCCGATCCAGCAGTCTTCATCTGCCTGCTTCTGGAACAGCAAAAAAACCGTTGCGTTCTGGGTGCCAAAGTCGCACGCAACATAGGCGCTCTTTGGCGAAAGCTCCGGAAGCACGTCAATGACGTGCTTCTTGCGGTCGAACATGTCATATACAAGGCCCTCAGCCACCGTCCACAGTCCCAGAATGTAGCGCTGATAGAAAACGCCACTGTACTGGCTGCGGTATCTGGCCTTGATGTCCTCGGAAAGTGACAGGTTGTCTTCCATCGTGAAATGGAGATACATCATCTTGCGGGAACGGCATTTCCGCACCCACTCCAGATAAAACCAATGCTGCGGGCTGCCCGGGTTGCAGTTGAACCAGAACTTTGACCCGGTGACAGAGCAACGGGCTGTGGCCTGATTGACGAAACTCTGCGGCATCAGGGCTACCTCGTCGAAGAATGCCCCGGCAAGGGTGATGCCCTGGATCAGGTCTTGGCTGCTCTCGTCCTTGCCGCCGAAAAAGTAAAACTCGTTGGTTCTGCCACCCTTGCTGACGGTCATGCAGTTTTCTGCCCGATGCTCCTTGACGTTGTAACCACGGGCTGCAAGCTGCTGCTTGAGTGTGCCCAGCACGTTGCGTCGGAAGCTGGCGATGGTCTTTCCGCACATGGCAAACTGCTGGCCGCTGTAGCAGGTCATAGCCCACTGGACAAAAGAAAAGCTCATGGCAAAGGTCTTGCCCGAGCGAATAGCGCCATCGGCAATAATGCCATTGTAACCGCTGTATGCGCTCTGCGGTGCCCACCAGCTCAAGACCTGCTTTTGCCGCTGGCTGAGGGCTTTCCAGCGAAAACCGTTACTTTTCCGCATGGTCGTCCTCTTCCTCCGGCAGCATCTCCACGTCGTCCGGCGGGCTGAGGTCTGCGGCGGCGCTCAGGGCCTCAAGCAGGCCATCGTCCGGGGCTTCTATGCCGCTCTGGTCTCCCAGCATAGCAAACTTGTCCACGATGGTTCCAAACGCCGTGGACAGCTGCGGCAGCGTTGCCTCTGCGATCTTGTCCGGGTCTGCCATCGCCTGAAGGTACAGCCCGAGAAGGTCCTGTGCTTCCCCGCGCTTGCTGCCTAAGTAGGAAAGTATGTCCTGCGTGTTCTGCTCTTTTTTTAAGGCGCACAAATCCGCACACTTGGGATTATCTTTCACGATTTTCCGCACGGTGCTTTCTGCCACGTCGTTCAGTTTGGCGGCTCTGGCGTAGCTTTGCAGCTGCACATAGTCAGCAACGATCTTCTTTTTCTGTCTGTCTGTCAGCCGCTTCGCACTCACCGCCACCACCTCTCACGTTAAATGAATTTTCGTACTGTTCAACAAACCGTTCTTGCACAAACAGCTTTTCAATATCAGACCCGCCTTTATTGCCAGTACCCATAGTGGATTGCTTCTTTATGCTTGCAACCTCTACGCACCCACTTGGCGCTTCATACTCGCTGATAACAACCATAAACGGAGTTTTGGCAAGCCACTTTTCAAACGATTCATGGTCAAAATTGCATTTATACCCCGTGCAGTTCGTTCGTTTATAGGGGGGGGGTCTGCGTACACAACTGCATTTGACGGAATTTGTACGTCCCTGTAATCCCTTTGCAGACCTTCAAGATTTTGTAGGCCTTCAAGATTTTGTAGGCCTTCAAGATTTTGTAGGCCTTCAAGATTTTGTAGGCGTTCAAGATTTTGTAGGCGTTCAAGATTTTGTAACCTTGCAAGGTGGTCTAAATCATAAAGCCTTTTATGTTTCACTTGATGTCCAAGCCACCGCGAATAAATCCTTTTGTATTCCTCGTTGTTCGGCTTGATGTCTTTTGAGCTACCGTCCGAATTGATTCCAAACTCTCGCAAAAGGGACGTATCGCCAAACACTCTTGCATAATGCAAAGCCTTTTTCCACGGTTCAATCTCTTTTGAATAGAGATAATCCCTGCGGTTGTTGCCGAAGCTCCAACAGAGCGAAACGTAAGGGTCAGAATCCTTCAGCCTATGAAAATCTTCACGGCTAATCCAACGCTTTTCGTTTGCATACTTTCCGTGAACAGCATCCATGAACAGCTGCGGCGCATCACCGATGTCATTTGCAACAATGCGATTCCATTTGCCAGACAGCAATGCGGCGTGTGTGACTGCGCAACCGCCAGCAAACAGGTCAATTAGCGTGTCACCAGCGGGAAGATTAGAGACAACCCACTGTGCGATTTTGTTCTTGCTGCCACGATACGGCACACCATATCTCACGGCGGGTTCCTCCTTCCTCGCAAAAGAAAAACCGCCCGGAAATCCGAACGTTCAGAATATCAAAATAAGCAGCGCTCCGTACATTCAGTTTTTGGACAACGCAAACGGTGGAGCGCCGCTGCATCCGGTACTTTCGCGGCCAGATGCCCCGCTATCTGCGCAGCCCCCTCACAGGGCACGCAAATGGCATTCCCGGCAGGGCTCAAACCTGCAGCCTGCGGTTTTGGAGACCGCCGTTCCATCACTTGAACTACGGGAATATAAAAAGCCGCCCTTGGAATCGAACCAGCCGTGTCTACACACACGCGCCGCGCTCCAAACTGCGCTCAGGCGGCATATAACAAAAGAAAAACCAGCACGTTTCCATGCTGGTTCTGTTGACGCACATCCTGCCGGGGGAATTATGGAAACCGGTGTACGGATTATGTGGCCTCCGGTGCGTGCGGAGGTTGTGAGGACAGGTAAGGATACCCTGCCGCTCTACACGCAGCCACAAGCGGGATGTCAGCCCATGCGTCAGGTGGTCGCTGCTTCGGGAGAGCAGCGTCATGGTGCTCCGGGATGGATTTGAACCAACTACTTGCTGCTTCAATAGGCTGCTGCTCTACCAGTTGAGCTACCGGAACATAGAAGCAGCCCGCGAAACGAGAGGAAGAAAAATGCCTATCAAGCCTTGGGAGGAAAGCATTTTGGGGGGATTCGTTTCGGAGACTGCGTGGCAAGCGTCTCACCGCTTTCGGCGGTTCCGCTTATACCAATTTTAGCACAGCTCTTCTTTTAGTTGGATATTTGCAGCATGAAGGAGCGTCACAAAGAATTAGGGTGGGTTTTGTGCGGTTTGTGCAACATTGCCGAAGCTGTCCCAAATCTCTGCCAGATAGATGCTGCCCCACTTGATGTAGATGGATACCTGGTTTTCTTCCGATAGCCCCAACTCTTCGCAGACCTCGCGCTGCTTTTTGTTCTTGACGTAGTACAGGCACAGGCAGTCAGCCTGTTTTTTGCTGGATTTGCTTGCCGTGATACAGTACGCCCGCCGGGTGGCTTCAATGCGCAGCAGGCACAGGTCTGTTTCCATCTGCTGCAGACGGCGCTGCTCGTCCGTGATATCCGTTGCAGCAAGTCCCACCTTGTCACCGGCACCACCGCCGCCGGGCATCCCGTTCAGGCTTGGGGTTGTCTTTTCGGCAACTTCCCGGATGCGCTGGATCTTCTGCTTTTGTGCTTCAACCGCCGCAGCCATATCCCGGCACTGCTGGAACCACTCCTTGACCGTGTGGTAGTCCACTCCGGTGCTCGGCTTTGGCTGTTCGCTTTCAGGTGTCCATGTACGAGTCATTGGTGCTCCTTTCCTCAAAATCGCGGCAATATTCGGGCGAAATATCATACCCTTTGACTTTTTCTTTGTCTGCTGAGCAAATATATCTGTCATACTTTTCGTTTCCATCTGGGAACTTTTTGCACAAGTGGATACATCGTTCGCACAACCTAGGGTCTTTTTGTCGCTTGAATGGGTTTTTGAAGTCAAGAAATAGCCCCCATGCGGTTATTGATATCAAAAAGATAAAAAGCAAAATACCGAATAATTTAGACACGTTCTATTCCTCCATTTCCTCAATCCAGATCTCCACTCTGGGGTTTTGCTTGTCGTAGTCCACCCGGCTGCCATCGTGGGCGGCAACGATGCGGCTATTGTCGTCTGCCAGCACACCGGCCTTTACCAGTATGTCGCAGGTGGCCTCGATCAGGTTTGCAAGGTCAACCTTGCGCCGGGTGGCCATGTAGTACACGCACCGCACGTTCACGCGGGCAGAAATAGGCTCAGGAGGGGCGCGTATCTGCCATAGGCAGCAGGTCTGGTATTCCTCAAACGCCGCGCTTGGGGCTACAAAGCGTCGCCCTCCGCGCCCTTGCAGGATGCGTGCACTGTTTTTCTTTGTGCGGGGGTCACCGTAAAGGGTTATGTGCATTTTGGTCTCCCATCAAATCCTCAATCTGCATTTGCACCGCCTGTTCCGGCACGTCTTCCCAGCCGATGCCGATATAGTCCAGTACGCGCCCCCAGCCGTACCAGTTGCCGTTTTCATCTTGGCAGACGTGCTTCATCCAAAACTCCCATTCTTTGGGATTGGTCTCCCGCAAAATGTCAAACCGGTGCGGTCTGCCCTCGATGTGGATGCCAAAACCGCACATGGTACATCCGGTGCGCTGCGCCTTGGTGGTGTACAGCTTTCCGTCTCTATCCTTTGCGATCTCGCCGTATTCGGCAGGCACGGGCACGTCAAGGTCAAGCGCAAGCTGCAAGACGTCTTGTCGGTCAAATATGGCAAATGGCGCGCTGCGTGTAGTGGTCTTGCCGAAATAGTTGCAGCCGTGCATCTTCAGGCTTTTCTCTCGCCGCCCCCCCCTCGCTTGCCATAAGCCCCATGTATGGAACGCTGTTATGCTCCTTTGCCCAGTCGTTGCAGGGCTTTTCCTTGAGGTAGTAGCAGCAGCGGTCGGACACTTTGAACGGCGCGGCCTGATAGCCAAGCGCTGCCCCCTCTGCATCCGCGCCACCGAACAGTTCAAGCCACTTCTGCGGCAGCTTCATACGGCTGTTTTTCTGCCATCCGCCATATTCGCCTGTCTCGCCGGTAATGATCGCGTGCCGAACAGTTGCGTTTTGCTCTGTCGGGTTTTGCAGCAGCATGATCTTGCCCGCCTTTTCTTTGCTGATGACAGGCCAGCCAAACTCCTGTAAGACCTGCACCTTGCTTTTCAGCGGCTTCAGGAACACGAAGGAGGGAGCCTCACCATCGCCCATCCAGTTTTGGTATTCGGACGCCATCTCTGCTGCAATCTGCTTATGCACCTGCTGCACGCCCTTGCCCTCAAGTGATGAGCAAGACACGCAGGTGACGGGAAGCCCGATGCTCTCCAAAAAGTAATGCAGCGTGATGGAATCCAGACCGCCCACTGACAGATGAACGCCCTTGTCGTGATCCTTAGCCCAGCAATAGAACGCTTCTGCCATTTCCTGTGCGTGCGCAACCTTGCGTTTGTAATCCCACTTCTGCATCGTCTGAAAACGCTCGATGTTCGCCATGGATCCGTTTTCAGCCATAATTTCCTGAACGGTTTTCATTTGTCTCCTCCGTTTTTACCCAAATACTTTTTCTTGCCCTTCTCCCGGTGCTTGTCCTTGTGGTCGTAGCGGTAGACCCTGCCAGATACCATCATCTGCCGGTTGTAGTCCGTCCCTTTGGCGTGTTCTTTGCGCCAAGCGGCAAACTGTGGACAGTGGTCATGGCAGGCAGGATACCGGGCGGGGAAGTCTTTGCAGGTCTTGCACGTCATCTGAGTGCCTCCGGCGGCTTAGGCATCGGCATCCAAAGCGTGAAAAGATCTGGCGCACTGGCCACGATGTCCCACGTTGCTGATTGAGCAAAAGTCGCATCCATGTACTTCACGAGAACATTTCCGTGCACAGAATCTTTTTCAGTCGGCGGCTCTTCTGCGGTCTTGCGCCAGCGCTGGACGTCCGGGACGACTGCCGGTTCATCTTCCAGCACATCCATCGCGTCCATAATCTGACATGCGCGGCATCTTACGCCGTTGTAATTTTCGCAACCACAGCAATATGCCGCTTTGATGTTTGCGATGGCTTTTTCACGGTCGATAAATTCGCTCATTTTTCAATCTCCTTCCTTAGCGGCTCACTCGCCCGCAGCCTTGCAGCTTCACGCGGGGCGGTAGTGATATCGGCCTGCGCCTGCTTCAAAAATTCGGCACGGCGGTATGTAAGGTCTGGCATTTCAGCCAGCTCTGCAAGCCCTCCAACGCTCCCGGCATAGGATTTGGCCGCCGGGGAGAGTTGGTCATACAGGGCTTTTAGCTCTTTTTGCCCGTCACTACGCAGAAGCCCGCCCTTTTCGTCAATGCCGGTCACCATCGGGAACTTGCGCCAGCTCAAAAATGTCTGTGCCTTGCGTGCCGCTACAGCCAGAGCTTCCCATTCAGCGGAAGGGTCAAGACACTGGGAAAGCTGCTTGAAGATGTCGGCCACCGTGACCGGATAAACGCATACCCGGTTCGCCGCCAGAAAAGCCCGCTTGACAGTATCGCCGTCATAATCGCCAAACTGGTACGTCCACACATCGATGGTAGTTTCCATTTCCTCATCGGTCAGAGGCTTGGAACCAAGCTTATACAGCGTGAAATTCATTCGGATCAGTTTTGCCACGTCCTCCCGTGTCATGTCTCAAACCCTCTTTCTCGATCCATTTTTGCCAGCACCCGGGCAAGCTGGTCGTCTACGGTTTCGGTTGGTTGCTTGCCTCGCGGTCTGGCTTGTCGGCTTTGTTCGTTTGCCAAAACGTCCCCCGGCGTTTGAATGCCATCCCGCTGCCACCCGGAAAGAATGCCATTTATGTAGTTCCAAGACCTCTTCCCGGCTTCTGCGGCTTTGTCGATGGACAGCAGGATCATTTCCGTGCTATACTCCTGCCGCCACTTTTGCAGCTTATCCAGAGCAGAACGTGGGAAGTCTCCGATGGTTTGCTGATAATGCTGGACGATTTTTGACAGTTCCATGTCCACGGCGGCGGGAACATCTCTTTCTATACCACCGACAGGTGGTATAACAGATACAGAATCAGATACATATACAGAATCAGATACAGATACAGATAAGCTATTTTTGCTATTAGCATTATGGCAATTGCTATTTTTGTTATTAGCATTATGGCAATTCCAACGTTTTTGCGCTCCTTTTCTGCCCGCTTCTTGCCGTGCTTCCGACGTGCTGGAATATTTTTGCTTGTTCATCTGGTCAAACGCTTTCACGGTCTTCCACATCATCCGCATGGAACGGTCTGAAAATTCAGGCTCTGCGCCGGTTTCCACATACGCCGCATAGGCGCGGACAAATTGCCCGAACTCCTCATCTGTCAGTTCTTCCATCGTGTGGATGTGTTCCAGCAGCAGAATAAAACTGCTGCGTTTCTTCTCTGCCATAATTCACCCCATCCCGCATTTTGATTTTAACTTGCCGGTAACTCGCCGGAATGGTTGCCCACTTCCGCACGCCCGTATAGCCAGATAGCGCAGCTATTGAAGTGTATCAGTCTTTGCTTACGTCAATCCCCGTGATTTCTTTGAAGATTTCTGCATCAAAGTTCGGCAAACTGAGGATAACGTTTCGATCATCGGCACTAAGCCCCGCCCACCACTTCCGGGCGTTGTCCGCTGTGGTGCGTTCCTTCAGATAACCGCGCGTTGTTTCGGCTTCAGGGTGCGCCGCCTTTTCCTCATCGGTCATATCAGACAGATAGACGTATTCAAGCGGGCAATCGTCAATCTGATTCAGCAGATAGCGGGCGCGGCAGTTAAGCCAGTGCTCAAGCGTCCAGTCAGTAGGCTTGTTGAACATATAGATTTTGGGCGATACCGTATTGAAACAGCCATTGGAAAAGGATGTAGTGTTCCAGTCGCCGCTGTTCCTGTTGCCGCTGTTCCAGTTGCCGCTGTTCCAGTTGCCGCTGTTCCTGTCGCCGCTGTTCCTGTCGCCGCTGTTCCAGTTGCCGCTGTTGCAGTTGCCGCTGTTGCAACGTCCGGTGCAAGCCTTTCCAGTATTTACGATCTCAAGGACTTCAGCCCAAGGGATTTCCCTCACGATTTCCAACTTGTTCGTTGCACACTTATTCTTGTCCTCTGCAACCGTGCCGTGGGCGATCACTTCAGCAACGTGGTTATTCGGGTCAAAATCATAGTAACGGAAACAGTCGGCGGCATTCTTGCAGAAGTGCATACCCACATTGCAGACAGACGGACTTACAAATTCTTCAAAGGTTCCCGGGCAAGAATACTGTTTGCCGAGACACGTCCAGTCAGAATTAAAAACTTTATATCCTTTTACGCTCATTGTTTATCTCCTCCTTCAGAACGGCAAATCGTCGTTATCGTTTATCACGGCAAAATCATCCATGCTGCCCTGCGTGTAGGCGGGCTGCTGGGCGATCTGCGTGGCGTTTGCCTGCTGCACATGATTCCCTCGTCTGCTGCTCGTAGGACGCGGCAGCGGGCTTGTCTGCCGCCTTAGCGCCTGCAAAGCTGATATTATTCGCCACGACTTCCACCGCCGTGCGCTTGTTGCCCTGCTTGTCCTGATAATTCCGGGTCTGCAGGCTACCGTCAATGGCGATCATGCTGCCCTTCTGGAAGAACTTGCAGATAAATTCGGCGGTCTTGCCCCATGCCACGATATCCACAAAATCAGCCTGACACTGCTGGCCCTTCTGGGTATAGCTGCGCTCGCAGGCAATGTGGAAGGTGCACACGTTGGTGCCCTGCTGGGTGGTGCGGAGCTCCGGGTCTGCCACAAGGCGTCCCATGATTGCTACTACGTTAAGCATGATTCGGCTCCTCCTCTGCGCTGTCACCAGCACCGGCCTCGTAGTCGATGTTTGCGCCCATCAGCACTTCCGGGCACTCAGCGCGGGCAAAATAGGCGGCGGCGCGGTACTTGAGCATCATCTCGGTCATCTTCGGCCAGTAGCTGCCGTTTTTGTTCCACCAGCCTGCATCCTTTGCCATCTGCACCGTGACCTTCGGTCCTTCCACCTTTTCGCCGGTCAGCTTATCCACGGCAATCAGGCGGCATCCCCATGTGTCCGCGCCTTCCTGACCTTCCATGCGATAGCGGGAACGGCCTGCAAACTGTCCGCTGTTGTCGATAAGTGCTTTGCAGCTTTTGCCGCTCCAAGTGGGCTGACCGTAGACAACATAGAGGTTCTGCATCACAAACAACTCTGTGGTGCCCATGCGCTGCGCCATGTCACAGGCGATGGCGCAAGCACCAACGTTGCCCGCATAGGTCTTGGGAAGCCAGCCGTCCGGCAGATTGGACAGCGCAACGGCCTTGGATTTTGCCAACTGCCAGATGCGTTCGTCCGCGGTCAATCCCTGCACCTTCTCAGCGTAGGAGAGAGCGCGATGTGCGGGTGCGGCAGGGGGATTGACAGGAGTAAGGGTTTCGGCGGGCGCTGCGGGCTTCTGAAGCTGCTCAACAGGGGTCTTTTCGATTTTGGTCTCAGGCATGATGGATCTCCTCCTCAGTGTATTTTACATCGATGATATGTGCATAACGCTTGATGGCGTCAAGCTCTGACTTTGTGCACCGGAATACGATTTTCCGGTCTCGCTGCTCTTCTTTGCGGACAAACTGGTCAAAAAACGGGTCATCATACTCGTCCGGGATTGCGACATTGTACGCAACGCTCGGCTTTATGAGGCTGATCTGTGTCGGGTTCTGCTGCACGCCTTTGTAATCATCCGGCAGACCATTGATGACTGCTTCCCGCAGAAGGGTGCGGAACTCAATCATGTAACAAAAATCTATGCTTTCATACGGCTCAGGCATGATTTCTGCACCGCAGGCCGCGTGGATGATGTCAATATCGCACATCATGCTGCCCACCTTGCGATAGATGCGGTCTATGACCTCGCGGCTCGCGGTGTCATCCATACTGCCGTTCTGTGCAAAATGCGTGAAATACGCCACTGCGCCGTTAATTGCGCTGGCAAGTTCATTGCCAGCGCTGATAAGCCTGAACAGCATATTTTGCGGCTTGATGTAGTAATAGATGCCCTCGGCCTTGTTGGAAAGTTCCTTGATACTGGCACGCCTTGCAAGGCGCTTTTGTGAATCGCTTTGCATAAAAATTCACCTCATATAAACAACATTCATGCTGGAATCAAATACCTTGTACAAATAGGCGGGCTCTCGCTTTACAAGTTCGTCAGCAATGATGATCGCGTCCGAAACGTCTGCGATATTCTGCGATGAAACAAGGTCATCCGGCTGCTTTTTGGTCACATCATAGACCTTTAAAAGTGCCATGCGCTTACCTCCTGTTGTTGTGCCGCCAACCAAGGGCGATGTACCCAAGGTTTGCGCACAGAACGATAAAAATTAAGGTTTTCACGTTTTACATCCTTGCGGTTTGCCGCACGTTGTGGTATTTTTGTGGTGATGGGCGGTGAGACTCATCACACTTTTGGCTTGTCCGTGTTGGCGCACGGGCAGGCTCTTCTTTTTTTGCGGCGTATCGGCGGCAGACTGTCCACCTCATCGCGCTTTATGACTTCTTGAAAAAAGGAATACTTGTGCGGCTTTCTCCCTGTCCTCTGCGGCAAAGCCCAGACGAGCCAGAAGAACAGCGGCCAGAATCAGCACCAGCGACACAGCAAACAGTGCGCCGGAGATGTATCCGGTGGTCTGAGCGGTGCCCTCTGCGCCCATAGCTGTGCCAATTCCAACGCCGCCAAAAATGGCAGCCAACCAGTAGTAAGTAGTGGATTTGATCTTCATGCGGATTCTCCTTTCTCAAGTGAGGGGAAAAACAGTTCCCCAATCTCATCCTGTCGGATGTCCAGCAGTTCACACATTGCTGTGATCTCTGCGCTTGTCCACGGATTGTGCCCCTGCATCCTGCCGCTCATGGTGTCCCGGCCAATGCCGATATACTTAGCGACTTCCTGATCGCGGTAGCCGCAGCTGTGGAACCGTCCCCGAAGTTTCCAGTACGGAATCTGCCGGAAGGTGCCCTGTATGACCTTCATGTCTTTTCCACCTCTTTTCTTTCAAACGTCTGGTCGATGGCCTGCATGATGCTTGCAAGGCTTTCCAGCGTGCTGTATTTCTGCTTGTAGGTCTGAGCATCCCGCCGGGCGTCGGCCATCATCTGGACGCAGAGGTCCGGCTTTTGTAAAACCTCTTCCAGCGGCATATAGCACCGCGCGGGCGGCTCTTTGGCTGCCGGTTCTTCTGCCGGGTGCATCGCTTCTGCGGCGTTCAATGTGTCCTGTTCCACAAGCCGGACGTTCACATACGCCCGCACCGGGGGACTTTTCTCCTCCCAGACGATGCGCACGGCGCTGATCATCTGCCGCGCCTGCTGCTGCCGGTACTTTTCAGCGGCGATATCGTCCTGCCACTCAAAATCTTCGTGCAGCACCGATTCCTCCGGCCTTGCCTCGTCCACCACGGCGGGTGCAGTCAGCTTGCCATCCCGCTTGCGGATGGCCTCAAACGCTTCGTGCGCCTGCTCTGCGGTTGCGTGGTAAGCACTTTCGGATTGTGTGCTTTTCCACGCATAGCCTTTTGCTTTTCTCATGTAAAAACCTCCTGTTAAAATTTGGCATCCATGCCAGCCATGCCGCGCCTTGCCAGACCTCGCCTTGCCTCACCCGGCCGCACCTCGCAAGACCAGCCTCTCCATTCCATTCCACGCCCCGACTTACCTTGCCCTGTCTTACCAGACCAGCCGTACCAAGCCGTTCCTGACCCTGCCTGACCGTGCCTCACCATGCCAGCCAAACCTTACCATTTCAAAACCCGCCTTGGCTCACCTAACCTGACCAGCCTTACCCCGGCGAACCATGCAGCACGATGCCATGCCAAACCTAGCCAAAACAGCCGCGCCACAACCCGGCTCACCATGACTTACCTTGCCCCGCCGTACCTGCCAGACCAAGCCATGCCAATCCTCGCAGCGCCTAGCCATACCTCGGCGTGCCGTGCCGTGCCAGCCAAAAGGCTTTATTTGTTTTCCGGTACGCAAACATGGAAAGCGCCGTTGATGCCGCCCTTCTCGATGCGCCACTCGCCCAGACCGCACATCGTACCGCCCAACTCGATCATGTTCACGATGCTGTCCATATCGATCATGCCGTTCTGCAAAAACTCAACGCGCAGGTCGGCGTACCAGCCGGAAAACTCCGGGCGATACCGCAGGTCAGAGGTGCCCATGCCAATCTTTACCTCGTCCTCGCGGCACTCAAACTTGGGCTTGCTCTCGTCAAAGGTCTTGATCTCGATGAACTCCGGGTCATCCATGCCAAAGATGTGGAACAGGCCGTTGCCGGTGACCTTGTTCTTCATAAAGCCCATGCGGTACGCGGCAGAGATGGCAGCAGCCTTGACTGCGCAAGCGGGGAATCCAAAGCGTGCAGTCTTGCCGTACTGATGCAGCAGCTCTTCCGTCCAGTCCACGTATGCGATATCTGGCTTGCCGTCCAGCCAGTACAGCGCCTCGGCGCACTCGCCGTCCGGGTTCTTTGCTACCTTGTCCTTCTTGAGAAGCTTCTTGCCCTGCTGCGCCTGCAGCATCTCCTTCTTTGCCTTCTCGCTCCATGCGTGAACGATCAGCGGGCTATCGCCCACAATGCGCAGGGTCAGACTGCCCTTCACCGGGCGCTCGATGCTGATAAAAACGGTCTCGTTCGTAGTTGCCTTAGCCATAATTTTTTACTCCTTTTAAATGTATGTTTATGAATTGACGTATGCCGTAAGCTGCTTCGCGCAGCCGCCGGGGTTTAGTTGCGGTCAAACAGGCTGGTCTGCCCATTGGTCTGCTGGATCAGCATCACGGTGTTGGTGCTAGGCTTCCAGCGCTGGATATACTCCACAGCTTCATCAAAGCGCTTGCGGGGGATGTTCCCCACGCTGTTCACCCGGAACCAGTCCTGCACATCGTGGTTGCACTCGCTGTACACCTTGCTGCGCACATGGTTGTCGATGTAGGCCGGGGCGTTTTCATCGCCAAGGGCGCAGATCACCGACCGGCTGATGCTCTTGCGCAACACACGCTGCTGGTTGTAGTCCACCGTCATGGTGTTCTCTAGCGCCGTGAGCCGCTGCTCCTGCCTCTGGGTGCGGTCGTCCAGCAGAAACAGCGCCTGCATCTCCTTGCTGAGCTTGGGCATCTGCGGAGTGCTCAGCTGCTTCTCCATGGCGTTGAACGCCTGGATGTACTTCAGCTTCCACTCCAGCGCCGCCTTGCCGGTAAAGCCCATAGCCAGCAGCGTAAAGCCGTCACGGTTCATCAGGTACATGGGGTAGGTCTGACCGTTCTGCTCGTGGGTGTACTCGGTTTTGAAGAACATGGGGGTCTGTCCATTTTTGGACACACCCTTTTCAAGTGCTTTAATGTCCCGCATAACATGGTTGTGGTCTTTGCCGAAACTCTCGGCGATCTGGCGGCTGGATGCCACCGGCTCGCCATTCTGTGTGGATAAGATGATGTCTGTCATAGTCTTGTTTTGTCCTCCTTGTACTCTGCCCCTCCTGTGCTATACTTGAGCGGGAGTGGGTGAAAAAATGAATCAGCGGGGATCCATGAACCAGCGTACAGATGAAATAGAGCGCATTCTGAACGCCAGCAAAGTGAATTATTCCAGTCCTCAAGTCTCGCAGCAGCCTACACTGTATGAGGTACAGCGGCGGTATGCGGAAGATTTGAAGCAGCTGCGCCAGCAGTTTGAAGAAAGCCAGCAAAAGCAGGAAATCAAAGACCGTGAGCAAGCAAAAGAAAAGCAAATTGACCGGCTTTATGATCTCCTTGCAATCGGTGTTGCCATCGCATCCATGATTATTTCTTTAGTAAAATGACCACCAAAGCCAAAATCTGAATGCAAAGAGCGATGAACTGAATTTCGTGATTCTTCACGGTTGCTCGCCTCCTTACGCCACCCCGTCATGGTTGTTCTGGCTGTCGTTCTTGCGTACCGCTGCCATGCCCATGCCCATCCAAAGCAGGGACAGCTTGTCCTGCGGCTCTAAGTCGTCGAACAGCACGTTGATGAGCGTATCCGCTGCGTGTGCTCCATCTGCCGGGATGCTGTACCGTTCTGCTGCCAGATCGGTGCGGTTCTTCTTCGTCTTTGCCAAAATTATCATCTCCTTCTGCGGTTGGCTCCCGCGACGCCCTTTCGGGCGTTTCGACCTGTGCCGGAGGTCATCATCAGGCGGGGTTATTCGGGGCGAGTATTCCACGCTTCAATAGTTCGTTGCCTGCCCAATTCCCCGCGATGTTCATAAAAATCGCGGGTAAATGTGATATTGCATTTCGGACATCTAATCCGAATGCCCTCAGTATTAGATTCAGTGATGGTCGTATGC